GACTATGTTCCTATTGGGGATGTTGTAGTTTAGTCTTATGGGTTCTATGCATTTACTTCCTGTCTACTATACCACTACTTCTACTCGTAAGCGTAGAAAGGGTAAAAAGAGTAAATCTCTTCTTGCCGCAGAGAAGAAACACGAAAAGTTCCTGAAAAAAATGATGGGGGGATGTAGCTCACTTGGGAGAGCGCCTGCTTTGCAAGCAGGAGGTAGTCGGTTCGATCCCGATCATCTCCACCAAACTGTTCGTGTGGTGAAATCGGTAAACACAAGGGACTTAAAATCCCTCGACAATAGTCTTGCCAGTTCGAGTCTGGCCACGAACACCAAAAACGCCGTTGTAGCTCAGTCGGTAGAGCATCTGATTTGTAATCAGGGGGTCGAGGGTTCGAATCCTTCCGACGGCACCAAATTATGGGGCCCATGTATAAAGAAACCTGAGAAGGTATACACGGGAACCGAAATCATAGGTATTGGACAGATGCACAAGTCTAATGCAGTACCTATACGTAGAAAAGAGGACGCTAAATCAATAGCGAACATGAGGAGATAACATGAAACCCTTTAATAACAAAGACTTTAATAAAAAACCACGGAAGCCCGGACTTGGGGTTGAGGTGAGGAATGGTAATGTTGAAAAAGCATTGCGTGTCCTCAAGAAGAAGCTTCAAGAGGATGGACTCTTCAATGAGTTGCGTGAACGTGAGTTTGCAATGACCAAGGGTGAACGGGGTCGTCGAAGTAGGGCGGCAGGAAAACGTAGGCAAGCGAAGACGTTAGAGAAACGTATGGAAGAGCAAGGATACTAACCTAGTGGATAACCTTATACGAGTATACGATGGTGCATTGGGAGATAAACAGTGCGACTATCTTATTGACATGTTTGAGAGGTATTCAGCGCTGCAAGAGATACAGGTAAATGCGTATGGTCAGACCCTTACTCGTATGAACCTTATGGCTGACAAGTTTAGCCCGTTCAAGGAAGACCTAGAATACCTTGGTAATGTGTTTGTGGGTGGTGTACGTAAGTATAAAGAGGAAATAGGGATTCTACCTTCCCAATGGCCTGAGAAGTATACACTTGAAGCGATGAAGATCAAGAAGTATGAACACAATGGTCAAGATTCTTTTCCTACTCATGTGGATGTTAACTCTTTGGATAACTGTAAAAGGTTTCTGGTGATGTTTATCTATCTCACGGACAATGAAGGTGGGGAGACTTTGGTACAGGACTTTGTATCCCCATGTAAAAAGGGATCGATTATAATATTCCCTCCATATTGGCCTTGGCTACATTCTGGAGAGAAACCTATTGACACACCTAAGTATATACTAGGGAGTTATCTACATTATGTCTAATAACGGTGCTATGTTTCATGAAGAGTTTGTTGCAAAGCAAGCTATGCATTATAATATGCCTGCAATGACTAAGTATCTTAGTGACGAATTGAATGAACGTCTAGAATCTGCAATAAGAGATGCTGGTGATTACTTTGCTGGACGCAATACCTCAGCATCTTGTCTCATGACACGATGGGATATGCATGATTACTATGATTCCTTTGTAGAGATCAGTGAAGCTGCGATTACCGTTGCAGAGGGTGGTGCATTGGCGGTACGTACACACCCAGATGGTACAATAAATCCTATAAAACTATATCTACAAGAATCTTGGGGTTTGATCTACGAGAAAGGACACATATGTAAGGCACATACCCATTGGCCCTCTGTATGGTCATACACTTATTGCGTCAAAGCGTGTGACACTTGCGCTCCCCTTGTATTTCCTTCTGCAACTGGTGGTGGATACGAAATATTTCCCGTTACATCACAGTTAATCGTGTTTCCTTCATGGGTCAGTCATGCTGTGCCTGAACATAAATGTGATCATGAACGTATTATGATCTCTGGTAATCTGGATGTTAGATGGGATTAAAACAACTAGCAGAAAGTATGAACAGTAGGCCTGAGCTATCACGCCATCCTGACGGTCAGTTTTTTCATGCTAAGTTTCCAATCATAAAAGAGAAAGCATTGTTTGATGATGAGTTCGATGAGGAACTTATATTCATTATACGGGGTCAAGGTGATACCCAGCATCATAAGACTAACGTAAAAGCGGATATGACTGATTGGTTTATGCAGAAGCAACATTCTCAATTCCAGACAGTAGGTGACAAGGCAATAGAGATTGCGAAAAAGAACGGGCCCTATGATATAGAGTTGGAAATGTTTGATTGTTGGGGTGCAGTCTATCATAAAGGGGATTGGACGAAGGCACATGACCACTGGCCCCACGTTTGGTCTTTCGTTTATTACCTACAATGTAAAAATAATGATGCTCCACTCACCTTTCCAGATGCTGAACTGTCCATATACCCTAATTCGGGAGACATTATACTGTTTCCTGGCTGGATACGACATTCTGTTCCAGAGCAAAACAACGATTCAGAGCGAATTATAGTCGCTGGTAATTTAATTAAAGTATAAATATCCTTTATGACAGAAACTCCAAACAGGTTTCGTGTGATGATCCTTGAAAATCCAGAAGTATTAGATGTGTATCTGTTATTAGCAGATGGATTGAATTCTGAGGAGGCATACGAAATAGTAGAAACGTATAGAGCTCAAGGCAAAACTGATATGAAGGTAGAAGAATATTTTCCTGAAGCTAACAGACTAGGCCGCAATCCAGAGCTCCATTAATCCTTATAAATAGTATCAAACTATTAGTGTAAGGATTATTATGTCGGAACAAGAAAACTTTTTTATGGGTGCAGACGGATTTGCTTGGTTCGTTGGGGTTGTTGAAGATCGTAATGATCCTAGTAAGCAAGGTAGGGTTCGTGTTAGAACCCTTGGAGCTCACCCACCAAATCTTGGCCAAATAGCTTCAAGTGATTTACCTTGGGCCCACGTGATGCACTCTGTAACAGACCCATCTATGCATGGAATGGGTAATAGTCCTTCTTGGTTAGTAGAAGGTTCTTGGGTTATAGGTTTCTTTAGAGATGCCATTGAAAAACAACAACCAATTATTATAGGTTCGTTGCCTGGGCAACCAGTATACCCAGCTAACTTTCGAACTGGTTTCAACGATCCTAGACATAAAGAGTCTACCCAAATTGATACTGATCTAGGGGTTAAAATTTATGACTACCAACCAGAAGATGAAGGAGAGTATGGCCCATATCCTTTGGGGGCTCTCAAGGATACTAAAGATAAAAAAAAGGGGAAGTTCAGTCGATTCTCTGGTCATACGGTTGGTGAAACAGATACAAATCGTCTTGCTCAAGGTGTTGTGTCCGAAACACATGGAGCCCTTGATCGTAGGAGGAAACGTAGACGATCTTCTATACCTACCGCAACCAGACCACACATACCTTCCGTAGAAGATGCGTCTGTTCTAGGTACAGGTCGCCCTGATCCTGTAGTTCCTTGGGATGAACCGCACCCTAAAGGTCTTACGAAAGATGCAGACCCTTATATGTCAGCAAAATACCCACTGAATCATGTTTTCGAATCTGAAGCAGGACATATTACAGAGATTGATGATACGCCTGGCGGAGAAAGACTTCTTAGAGAACACTCTTCGGGAACATTTGAGGAAATCCATCCTTTAGGTGATAAGGTTGTAAAGGTTGTCGGATCGAATTACGAAATTATTGCTGGTTCCTCTAATGTTCTTATAAAGGGGAATGTAAATCTTACGATTGAGGGAACTAAGAAAGAATTGATAAAGGGTAACTATATCTTAGAGGTAGAGGGTGACTATACTCGTAAGATACATAAGAACGAGAGAGTTAAAATTGGAGCTGGTGAATCTGGCGGAAACCTAGAATCTGAGATTAGAGGCAACTATTCATACAACATAAATGATAATGTAAAAGGAAGAGTTGGTAAAGATCAAGACGTTACTATTCTAGGAAACGAGCAGAGAACTATTGAAGGGTATTTTAGACATAGTGTTACGGACAACATATCTCAAAAGAGTACAACTGGTTCTATTACAAGAGAAGCAAGGATTCACATATCGGAAACTGCTGTCTCTGGCACGTATACCGCAAAGGCAGGAACAACTATGAACTTGCAAGCAGTAAGTGGTATTACGATGGCATCTAATGCTGCATCTATAGTGCAAACTGCTGCAACAACAATAGACAGTACTGCTGGAACGATATATACAATCGTTGGTACTACTAAAGTGGATATTAACCCATAATGGCTAAAGTACATAGACATGGAGATGCAAGATCATGTGGTGCAACCACTGTAGTAAGCGTAAACACTAATGTATTTGCAAATGAAAAACTAATTGCGGTACATGGTAATTTAAACACTCATGGAGCAGGAGCATTAGTTGCTGGGTCTAAAAACGTATTCATAAAAGGAATCGCTGTTGTAAATCATACACCCGATGCCGGATTAGCTGACTCAGCAGGTCATAATCCCACCCCAACTGCAGCTGGTTCTGCTGATGTTTTTGTAGGAGATTAGAATGGATTTTAAAACACCAAGCTTGCCAGGCGCTAGTGAATTATATAATGCAATAGCTCGGAAGGTTGCAGAAATAGAGGATAAAATTTTAACGGAAACTAATCTGGCTACAACTGCAGCCGATTTAGTTGCAAAAATTGAATCAGACTTATTAGATTTAAAAGAAAAAACAAAAGGATTAATGGCAGAGTTACCAATTGCAGCTGCGTTAAATCTACAAGCAGAGTTGCAGGCTCTTAATGGTTTATCTCTAGGAACTGATCAGTATGCAAATAAGTTAGCATCAATAACCACAGCATTTGGGCCAGCGATTAAGTCAGGAGGATATGATTTAGATAGTATCATAACTGATTCAGCCTCAACAATTTCTGCCGCAACTTCTGCACTTAAAAGCGGAAGTTCTTCTGTATCAATTACATCAGCGTTGTCTTCTAAAATACCAAACTTTGAATTGCCGCCAGGAGCAGTAGTTGCAGTAGAAAAAGCAAAGGCTTCACTATTACCAGAGTTTAAAGCACTGAAAGAACTTGCACATTCTTTTTCAGAAAGTGTATCAGAAGATTTAGTAAAAGGGATATTTGGAGATAAGAAGGCAAGAGATAAATTGGCAACCGATCTTGCTGCGTTAGAAGCAAAGTTAAAACCTGCCGCAGCTGCATTTGAAGCAAAAGCTAAAAGATTAGAAAAAAGACTTAGTGAACGTAGAGTAAACGAAAGAGCAATAGAAATATTAGAAGCATAGGGGAAATATTATGGGAAAGAAAAATCTATGGAGTCCATTAGAAGAACTTAAAAATAAAGTTTCTGCATGGAAGAAAGGTAAAAAGGTTTACCTTACTATCACAAATCCGATAAAGAGCGAAACTAATAAACCTTTTATTAAAAGGGAAGCAAAAGATGTGTGGGGGAAATATACTCCATATTCTATGAAGCAAACACATTAATATTTGTATAAATAATACGTAAAAGGAGTTAGTCGTTGACCAACGAAAGTTCAAGAAATACAGATGCGTTTACAGATGCTCAAGGACAGAATAAAACTTCTAGTAGGGGAGCTCAATTATATTCTGACCTAGACCTTTTCTTTGGAAAGAATAATACCGATGGCGATGTTAATACAATATATGATGTCCAAGCAATAAAAAGATCAATACGCAATCTTATATTAACAAACCAATACGAAAAACCATTTCATCCAGAAATTTATTCTGGTGTGACAGGAATGTTATTTGAATTGATGACTCCAACAACAGCAGTCATTCTTGCTCGACAGGTTGAAGATGTTATAGAAAATTTTGAGCCAAGAGCACGACTTGTTGGTGTTAATGTTTATCCTGATCTAGACAAAAATAGTTACACGTGTTCAGTAGAATTTTACATAGTTAATGCACCTACTGAACTTATAGACTTAACACTAGCATTAGAGAGAATACGATAATGGCAAATGAATCAAGAAGGTTAGATGTTTCGGAATTTGATTTTGATGATGTAAAAACAAATCTTAAAACATTCCTTAAATCCCAATCACAATTTAAAGATTACGATTTTGAAGGTTCTGGAATAAGTGCCTTATTGGATGTCCTAGCTTACAATACACATTATCTTGGATATAACATGAACATGTTAGCAAATGAGATGTTCCTAGACACTTCAACTCTACGTTCTAGTATTGTTTCCCATGCGAAGACACTAGGTTATGAAGTTACTTCTAGTAAGGCTAGTTATGCAGATGTTAATGTAGTTTTAAATTCTGCAAAGTCTTCTGCTACAATGCCAGCAGGAACAGTGTTTACAACAACAATTGATAATATTGATTATCAATTTGTTACGGTAGAAGAGTTAACAAGACAGAATACTGGTGCAAATATACCGTTTAATAATATCAAAATATATGAAGGGTCTTATATTACCTCACGGTATACTGTAGATTCTAATGATGTTCAACAGAGGTTTGTTATGCCAGAAGCAGCTTCAGATACAAGCACTCTTACTGTAGAAGTACAAAATTCAGCATCAGACACTTCGACAACTTCTTTTACTAAAGCAGTAGACATTTCTGCACTTTCTTCTAAAAGTAATGTTTACTTTTTACAAGAGGTTGAAGCAGGAAAATTTGAAGTATACTTTGGAGATGGTGTTGTAAGTAAATCACTTACTAATGGTAACATTGTTTTACTTAAATATGTTGTAACAAATAGATCAGCGGCAAACGGAGCATCTGTGTTTGCTTCTTCTGGTGCAGTAGATACTGTAACTGATATTACAGTTACTACTGTTAATAAAGCAATCGGAGGTTCGGGCCCGGAGTCCTTAACATCTATTAAAATAAATGCTCCATTAGATTATGCTTCTCAAGGAAGATGCGTAACTGCTGAAGATTATAAAGTATATGCAAAAAAACTATTTCCACAGACACAAGCAGTTATGGTATTTGGTGGTGACGTTGGTTCTTATGATCCTAGTCTTGGGGTGACTGGCACAGCATCTTATGGTCGAGTTTATATTTCTATCAAATCTACTACAGGAAATAATTTGACAGATGCTCAGAAATCATTATTAGTATCAGATTTAAAAAAATACAATGTTGCTTCTATCACTCCAGTTATCATTGATCCAGAAATTACGTATATTATTCTGAATACAAATTTTAAATATGATTCTAGTAAAACCACAAAAACAAAAGAAGATTTAATTTCAGATGTAAGCACAACATTAAGAAATTATAATAATTCTAATTTGAAAAGTTTTAATATTGTTTTCCGTCATTCTGCTGTTGGTAGATTGATTGATGATACAAACGATTCTATTTTAAGTAATATTACTAATGTTACTTTAGCAAAATTCTTTAC